CGCCGCATAGCGCTTGTACAATCTGCTACTACCAGTTTATCTGGTGAGCGCAAGAGAGTAAAAGCAAAGGGCGGGTACTTTTCCTACACTTCTTATGATGTTACAACTAAGCAGGAAGTCGAGACGTTTAGAACCGGTTTGATGGGTTTTATCCCATCGTTTCCTGTTGCGTCTTCTCTCTCTGAGACTCAGGCCAATAATGCTGCTCTGATTCGCTTCGTTAAGCGATGTCAAGACGCAGTTGGATCCTTTCAAGGATCTGTTGCTCTTGGCGAACTTGGCGAGACGTTACGCATGATCAAGAACCCCGCGCAGGCGTTTCGGCGCGGCTTGGACGATTATCTCGGGGACGTTAAGAAACGTGCCTCAAGTCGTCGTAAGCCGGGCTCACGCCGTATGTCCGCTCGCGATATGCGACGGATGTTAGCGGATTCCTGGCTAGAGCATGCTTTTGGTTGGCAGCCCCTTCTGGGGGATGTTCGATCAGCAGCTGAAACTCTAGCTAGGCGAAGGCACGAATGGCGGCGGGAAACCGTCAAAGTTCGTGCCGGGGGGTCTTCTTCCACTTCAAGCCAAACGGCCCCTTCTCAAGGGCTATATGGCTTTCTAGTACACTACGCGTACAGTAAGACTGTGTCTTCTGTAAACGTTAAGTACTATGGTGTGGTGAAGCGTGAGGTATATAACGACTATAAGTGGGATATGAATCTTTTTGGGTTCAACCCCAATCAGTTCCTACCCACCGTATGGGAGTTAATACCTTACTCGTTCTTGGTCGATTATTTCACCAATATTGGTGATATAATAAATGCGTATGCCTTTAATCGCTCCATGCTTGCTTGGTGTAACAAGGGCGTTAAGAAACAAGCCAAACTGACCGCCTCGTGGTGGTTAGATTGGAAGTATGCTTACGACCGTACGTCACACCCCAAGTATTGGAGGGGGTATCGAGAAGAGTGGCCCGTTCTTGAGCTCGAACATGTACTCGTAAACCGATCTAGTTATACCGGCTCATTCGTTCCAACGTTTGAGTTCGAGATACCTGGGTTGGGCACCAAGTGGATAAATATATCCGCATTGGCTGCCGGACATGCTAGCGCTCGCCGTGCTGTCTCTCGGTTGGGTTGAGATCCAACCGTTGACAGTTTCCTTAACCTGTTCATATGAGGTAAAAACTCATGACTTGGGCCCCTTCAACGCCAGTTACTGGCGCTGCACAGACTGGGTTTACGTCTCCGACGTATACTCTTTCTGTCGACACTTATCCGGGTGTTAATGGAAAACAGCATGCTGTTACCGCCACTGGCGGTACGCAGACTGGTGTCCGTACGCACTCGGTGAGTGATCCCTTCACTATCAGCGGTGGTAGGCCGACCTCTCTGAGGTCTCTGCCTGCCGTCAATGGTAATGGTGGGTACTCCTCTGTTCCTCGCAACACGTACTTTGTTATCACTCGTAAGGGTGTTAACATTGCGGCGAATCAGCCTGTCGTCACTATGCTCATCTCGATAAATTGAGATTCCAGCAGGTGCCGACTCGTATGACGCGCCGAACGTGCGAGCGGGTGCTAGCTGTCACATTGGTGCTCTCAGTCAGCAGTCTGCTGGCCTGGGCGACCTTTGTACCACCGGAGTTCTGTGATGAAGTTCATCAAGATTCCGGCGAACCGTTGGCTGATCGCTGCGCTGGTCGGTCTTGGGGTGCTGTTTGGTAACGACGCTGTCGTTGCCATTCTTCGTCCCATTATCGATTCGGTTGGCGGCCTGCTTCCGGCTGGCTAACATCCGTCTTCTCTCCTTTGAGGTATAGCACATGTTTAGTGTTGAGCAACTTGTAGCGAATGTCGCTTTTGATAAACTCGTATTCGGCGTTAGCCTTCTTGAAAAGAAGATTAAAACCGAGTGTCAAGGTGAGTTCAAGACCCCATTGGACCTTACCAACTTGCCTTCATCTGCAGAGATTTATGACCTCTGCTCTGAAGATGAGTGGGAAAAGATACAGATGGTTTACTCTGTATACACATTGACTAGGTTGGCCTACGAGTATGACTTTGAAGATTCCGAACAAGTCGGTTTCCCATCGTCATATTACAAGACCTTCTCGAATGTTGATTCGAGTTCCCTGTACGAGCTCCCCTTCTATGACTTCTCTGCTTTTAGCATTTTGGTCATGTGGGGGCTAGGCGACAACGCCTTTGAAGGAGGTTCAGACTTTCTCCGTGAGGAGCTTGCCTACTTCTTGTGTGATTGGGTCTCTGTAGTAGAGACCTTCTCATACCAGCAAGCATGCATTCACCAAACGGAGAATCTGAAGTGAAGAAACAGAGTGTTCGAACAGGTGTAGTTTCACCCCCTGCTCTTTACACTGCTCTTTGCGATGACCTCGCTCCGTATTGCTCTTCGAAAGAAGAACAGTTGGATGTCGATGTTGGTCCCCTCGCCTTCGCATCTCGGTCGTTGCTTGGTAGCTTCTTCAAGAAATATGTTGAAGCTTCAAGCGCGGCTGCTGATGAGAAGGCTTTGGAGAAGTTTCTTCAGGTCAATTCTGACTGTCGAAACTGGACCATGTCACTGAACGGCTCTTGGGAGGAGGAAATGATTGGTGAAGTTAAAAACTCACTTTATCATTTCTTCTATCCTAAGGGAATGCCATTACTTACCAGCCTTGGTCAAATCCTTGACCGTGGCCGCGTAGGTCCTGGCGCTTCATTGGGCGCAAGAGGATTCGACTTCTATACGAAGTTGTTCTCCTCCCCGATGACTGTGACGTCACCGTTCTTATACCAAGCGTATAAGAGCTATGTCTGGTCTCTCCCCGAATGGAGCGGAGCGGAGATTATCCGCGAAGCCGAGTTCGGTGGACCCGTCATAGTAGAGAGTAACCGCTTATGCTTCGTTCCGAAAACGGTCGACATCTCACGAACCATCTCCGTTGAGCCCTCGCTGAATATGTTTTATCAGCTCGGGGTTAAGGAGATACTTGAGGACCGTCTGAGAAATGCCTTCGGCATTGATCTGACGGTTCAACAAGGAAAGAATCGTGAGCTCGCTCGGAGAGGTAGCCTTGACGATGGTAGTGATAGTTTTGTCACTATCGATTTGTCCTCGGCTTCCGACTCCATTTCGCTCAGGATGCTAAGGGAAATCTTACCTAGCCAGGTTATGGCATGGTTTGAGCTCCTCCGAACACCCTATTGCGATCTACCAAATGGAGAGCGAGTTAAACTAGAGATGGTGTCCACAATGGGTAACGGTTTTACGTTTCCGTTGCAGACCATTATCTTCTCTAGCGTCGTTATCGCCGCCGCGCGTATTGCTCGAAAGAGCTTACGCTTCCCTTATGGGGGGACGCTTGGGTCCTTCGGTGTCAATGGTGACGATATCATATGCGAGAAATCTATTTCTCGTTATGTGATACGTATCTTAGACATCTTGGGCTTTTGCGTCAACGTCGATAAAACCTTCGTTGAAGGTCCGTTCCGCGAGTCTTGTGGCCACGACTATTATCGTGGCCATATGGTTAGAGGTGTTTATTGTAAATCCCTCGAAACCCCTGGCTCGCGCTATGCTCTCATCAACGCTCTGAACCGTTGGTCTGCCGTGAACGGGATTGAACTCCCTCGCACGGTCGGCCTCCTCCTCAAGTCCGTTAGGTACCTCCCGGTACCCTTATGGGAAAATGAGGATGCGGGGATCAAAGTTCCTTGGTCTATCGCTCGTTCAGTTACTCGCCGACATAAAGGTTATCAAGCCACTCTTTACGAGTGTTTGGTTTCCCGTCGGTCTGTCATTTGGATTAGCGATTCCAAGATCTCTGGTCCCCCTGGTTCAAAGAAACGTATCTATAATCCACCAGGATTGTTGATGGCGTTTCTGAGTGGGAGCATAAGAGGTGGTACCATTGGAGTCAGGCATGACTCCTCTAGGTATCACACGAAGCGTCGGATAGCCCCTAACTGGGACTACTCCGAAGCGTCGTCAGACGTTGCATCTGACGAAAGGACGGAAGTGTGGGAACACTTCGCAGTCCGCAACCTCGGGCTTGAAAACCCGAGTGGGCCCCTGCAATAAAATGCAGGGGGCCCCTCCATAGAGGGTG